GAATGACGCTTGTGATGATCTGCGGCAATACCGCAATGATCGTCTGAATGATCGTCGGAAGGTTAGTGACGAGGGCGGTCAGGAGCGTCACGCCCGTTTCGATGATCTGCGGGACGGCTTCAAGCAACGCCGAAATCAGGCTTTCAATCAGTTCCGGCAGCGCCTCCAGCAATACGGGAATCGCTTCAATGATGCCCTCCGCAAGCCCTGTGACAAGCTGCAACGCTGCTTCAATAAGCAGCGGAATGTTGTCAATCAGGGATTGCACAAGCTGCGTGACGGCTTCCACCGCCGCCGGAATCAGCGTCGGCAGCGCCGCCCCGATACCCTCAACAAGCGCGGTCAATAATTGCGCCGCCGCTTCGACTACAAGCGGCAGCGCCTCCACGATGCCCGTAATCAGCGTCGTAATCAGTTCCGCCGCCGTGCTGCTCAATTCCGGCAGCATATCTATGATACCGTTTAACAGGGCTTCAAACAGATTCACACCGAGTTCCAGAAATTCAGGAATTAGCGGGCTGATCGCGTCCAGAATCCCCTCCATTGCATTCGGAATCGTCTTTGCAAGATTCTGAATGACCGGGGAAATATTCTTTACGACGGATTTGAACGAATTTACGACGTTATCGCACAGTTGGTCAATATTTGCATCCGCGTCGCCCATGCCGGTAATGAGGTTTTGAAACGACGTTTTCAGCATTCCAATAGAGCCGGAAATCGTTTCTTCTGCTTCTTTCGCCGTCGTTCCCGTAATGCCCATTTCCGTCTGGATGACGTGAATAGCATCTACAATGTCGGCGTAGCTGGAAATATCGTACTTGATGCCGGAAATCTTTTCCGCGTCATCAAGCAACCGTTGCATTTCCTCTTTTGTGCCGCCGTAGCCCAGCTTCAAGTTATCAAGCATTGTGAACGTCTGCTTTGAAAATCCTTTGTAGGCGTTCATAATGCTGTCCATGTCAGACCCCATTTTGTTTGCGTTGTCTGACATATCCGTAATCGCTTTATCCGCGTAGTCTGCGGCTTTTTCCGTGTCCCCGCCGAGGCTGGATAACAAACTTGCGGAAAAGCTGGTCACGGTTTCCATGTATTCATTTGCGGACAGACCCGCCGTTTTGTAGGCGTTGTTCGCATAGTCTAAGACTTTGCCGCTGCTGTCCTGAAAAAGCGTTTCCACGCCGCCGACAAGCTGTTCATAATCCGCATACGCGGTCACAACATCAACGCCCAGCTTGACCGCCGCCGCGCTGATCGCCGCAAACGCCGCCGCTGCCGCCGTCGCACCGGCGACAAGCCCGGTTTTCAGCTTTTCGGAAAACTTCTCCGTATCTTCGTCGGCTTTCTTGACCTTGCCGCTGTATTTATCGACGGAATCAGCGCATTTGTCGGATGATTTTGCAGCTTCGTCCATGCACTTGTTGTTTTCGTCGATCTCATTGCCGAGTTTATTCAATTCGGCTTCGGCACTGTTTGCCTGCGTCTGATATTTGTTGACGGCTTCCGTCGCTTTCTGCTGATTCGCTTCGGCGGTCGCAAGTTCCGTCTTGTATTCTTCGAGTTCCGCCGTCAATTTTGCCTGCTGTTCGGAAGTGTCCCCCTCCGCATCCGCAAGCGCATTCAGGGCGGCTTCGGTTTTTGCAATTTTGTCTTTCGCGCTCTGGACTTCGTTCCCGAATTTGCTTTGCGCGTCTTTTGCTTCTGACAGAATTTTGTTGATCGCGGCAAGTTTCTTTTCCTGCTGGTCATACATACCCGCGAGGGTTTCGCCCTTTGCAGACAACGCCGCGTAGCTGTTCAAATGCCCCGCAAACTGCGATTCTGTCAATTTCAGTTCACTTTTCAGCGTGCCGAGTTCGGAATTGATATTTTTTAGCGACGCGCGGTATTCGGCTTCGCCGTCAAGCTGCAATTTCGTTGATATTGTGCGCGTTGCCATCAGTTACCCTCCCCGTTGTTGCCTTTTCCGTGTGCAATCAGATACAGTTCCCACAAGTCAAATACTTCCCCCGGCGGCATAAACAGCGCATCAGCCGGGGAAATGCCGCACAAAACGGCTATTCTGTAATAGTCCGCGCGGCGAATCTTGTTTTTTTTTGATTCAATTCTTCAAGCCCTTCGTCAACTTCATCGTCGCCGGGGGCTGTGATCTCGCGCCCGTAACCGAGTTTGATTGCGTTTGCAATCGCACGTTTCAGCGGGACGATTTCATACGGCTGCGTCAAAAGCGCGAAATCGTCGCGTTCCGGGATGCGCCCCGGCTCATATCCCAACCGGCGGCGGACGAGTTCGCCGCGCTCTGCAAGGATAGCGGCGGCGTTGCACGTTTCAAGGAAACCTTCGCGCGTGTCCTGTTCCATCTTTTCCAGCATCAGGCGCGTGCCGCCGTAAATGTCGCGGATAGTAAACATCGCTTCGCCGTCCATGACGAGGAAATACGTTGTACCCGCAACCGTGATTTTTGCCGCTTTCATTGTCTTTACCTCCATAGCGCCAAAGCGGGCGGCGGAATCATCCCGCGCGCCCGCTCTGCTGATTGTTTAACCGCCGCCACCCGTTGCCGGTTTGCCGAGTTTCGTATCGCACCACGCAATACAATTCGCTTCCGCGCCGTCACCTGTGAATTCCTTCGTAATGCGCCATGCGCCGGAATTGCAGCGGAAGATCGTAAACGTCGTGTTGGACGTGCCGAACGTGATAGACGAACCCTTTGTTGCAGCGCTGTCGTTGCCGAGGATTGCCTTTGTTTCGGGATGGAAGATGCCCTTGAAATAGCGGATACCCTTGCGCATGATGACCTTGTAATACACAAGACCGCCGCGCGGGGCTACGTCGCCGTCGGAGTCCGTGACTTCGCCGCTTTCCACGTCCTTCGTCGCACCATGCAGGGCGGTTTGTACTTCGTCGGTCTTGTCATCCGTTTCCAGCGCCAGAGAGCCGGACGCGAACATATCGACTTTTTCCGCAAGCGCATCGTCTCCGTACAGTTCGCCGGAAGCGTTCGTAACGGTCAAATCCGCCTTGACCAGCTTGCCGATTGTGACTTTCTTTTCGTAATCATACGTCGGCAATGCGCCGTCAGGCGTGGTCTTGATGGGCGCAAAAACAGGGCGTTTTGCTCCAAACTGTGCCATAATGTAACCTCCTAAAGATTCTTGGATTTCAAATACTTGTCATAGACACCCGCTGCCGCTTCAACGGCTGCGTCTGCCGATTTTTCGTTTGCTGTGTTGATGAATGGGCGGGCGGGTTGTCCAGCCTTGCCGTATTCGTTGACGAATGCGACCTCGGCATTGCGGCGCTTGTTTCCGTCGCTGCGCGTCCCTTTCGGTGAAACGTAGATTGCGCGGCTTGCGCCCTTGACCTTCAATTTTTTGTCGTATGAAATACTGCCCGCCGTTTTGCCGGTCGCATATACGCCCATGCTCTGCGCTTCGGACTGCTGCGCGGCGGCGACCACTTCCGCCTCCGCCGTCAGCATTTCTAAAACGGTTTCGTCTGGCAGTTCCATAAGCGCCGTCATATCGTCAATCAGACCGTCAAGCCCCTGTGTCGATAATTCAGCCATCGTCAACGCCCCCGGAAATCTCGCATTCAAAAACGTAATGCTGCCCGGTTTCATCGGAGGCGGGCGTGATCGTCGGGCGCGTAAAGCCCCCGGCGACAAGCCGCCGCGTGATCTCCCGCCGGTACGCAAGCGAATTCTTTTCATGCGGCGCGTATAAATGCACCTGCGTCAGATAGCGCCAGTGTTGCGCATCATCGTCCCCGAAATCTTCCGGGATAGCCGTATAGTTGAAAACGATGTATTCCGTCGCTTTGCCCTTGTAGGTATCAGCGGCGACCGGCAGGAGGTTGGAAAACATCGTTTTCAGCGTTTCGTTGACATTCATGCGCTTGCCTCCTTGAATTCAGAGCATTCCAGCGTGTAGAATTCGCGCGCGTCCGTGTATGCCCGCTCGACCTTGTATTCCTTGCCGCTGAACAGCAAACGTTCCTGATTGCCATAATCGCCGTATCGGACTTTCACGGTTATTGCAAGATCAATGCCGATCTGCTTTGCGGCGTAGAATTCCGTGCGCTTGACGGATTGCACGTCCGCGAAAACGCGCGTTTCCTTCACGACTTCCGCCGGGTATCCGTCCGCGTCCGTGTCCGTGACTACGGCGCGGAGTATCACGACATCGCGCCAATACACGGGCTAACCTCCTTCCGCGACAATGTATTTATCCGATAGCGTCAGACCGTTCCGCTGCTCTTTGTACGATGCGCGGTATCGCTCCGCATCATCGTTGTCAAGCCCGAATTCAGCCTTTACGTACGTTTCGACCGCTTTCAGAATCAGCGGGTCAGTTTCGTCGTTCGCTTTTTCCTCAACAACGCCGCCGAGCGCAAGGTCTGCGCGGGCGGCGTTGATGAGGTCGGTAATTTCATTGTCGAAATCGTCGGTTGTCAGCCGCAAACGTTGACGGATAGCCGCGACATATTCGCTGCTAACTGCCATGTTCAGCCCTCCGCGTTACGCCGTTGCTTTTGTGATATGCACGAATGCACCGAGTCCGGCAACCGGCTTGCAGTCAAAGACACACGCGCCGAGGTAATCAATGCTGTTGGTTGCAAGCCCGGAATGCTCAGAGCGGACAACCGTAATGTCCTGCGAATAGTTGCCGATGATGTACTCGAAATCGCCGTAGTACGCTTCATGTGCCGCAAGCGAACCAGTGAAGTAGACCTCTGCGCCCATGATGTAATACTTGCCGCCTGCGAATTCGATGAGGTTGTTCTTCGACTTGTTCATCAGCGGGAAGAAATCAGTAAAGAACGTCGCCTTGTTCATGCACC